CCAATATTATTATTTTCTACTACTAATAATGCTTCATTATATTCAGAGGCTATACCTACTAACATATAACCAAATTCTTTAGGTGGTAATTGTCCTTTATATTCAGCTACTTGTGCATTAGTTTCAACATCAAATATATGAAATGCAGAAAAGTCTTTACTATCACCTCTAGCTACATCTGCTATCACCATATAATTCCTAGTATAATCTGGTGATTCCCAAATCCATAAATTTTTATCTATTCCTCTACGTTCCATAGGTTCGCAAACGTGAGTAGTCATCATATACTCCAAATGTTCTGGGTAGTAAACTACATCTCCTGATGTTGTGAAATCACAGTCACATTCTTGAGCTGCTAGTCTAGGGTCACCTAGTAATTCATCTTGGCGTTTTCTCCAAGTCTCATCTCGTTCAGGATGAACATACCAAGGTAATTTAATAGGTAAAAAGTCATTTTCTTGTGATTCTGCTTTTACCCAGGTTTGATGAAACCAATTACCAGTACCATATGGAGTAGATAATACAATAGCACCACCACCTGTTGCTAAGGTTTGTTGAGCAGAAGCCCAAATTTCACCTATATTCTCAATAAATGCTGCTTCATCAACTATAAGTAAAGATACAGCTTCAGATCGACCTGCATCACCAGCTGCGGATACTGCTTTGATTTGAGAACCATTATTTAGTTTTAAACTTAATTTATTATTTTCATCTGCTGGTAATTTAAGCCAAGATGGTAAATTATCGTACATAAAACGTACTTTAGTTACCATGTTTTTAGCTGTTTCTTGTTTAGTAGCTAAACATAATACGTTTTTATCTTTATGGAATAACATTAACCATAAAGAATAACCAGCCGCTAATGTTGAAATACCTAACTGTCTAGATTTTAAAACAACAGAGTATGGATTATCTCTCCATAATGTTAATACTTTACTTTGAAATGGATAAAGATTAAAAATTACTCGCCCACGTTGTGGATGTTGAATATGACAATACTTACGCATAAAGTGCGCCGGGTCATGAGCGCACTTTACGTATTCTTCTCTTATTATTTGTTTTAAGTCTTGCGACATTATATTTCTCCACCTCCTATAAGTTTCTTAGTCAATAAACTAATATCTTGTCCTCTAAGAAGATTTTTATTTTTACCAATATATTGTCTTAATGCGATCATTTTGTCATTATATTCTTTTGATCCAGACTTCATATTTTGGAGTTTGTCAGTTACATTTTTAATAACATTAATTGCTTTATTAAGCTCACTGCTTTTTCCAGTATCAATATCACCTGCTATTTTTTTAATTTCTTTATCAGTAGTGACTTGTGGTTTTTCTTCAGGAGTTGTGTCTTCATCATCTGCTTTAAAGAAATCATCTTCTTCTTCATCTGCTTCAGGTTCAACCTCAGGAGCTGCTTTAGATGGTTTTTCAGCTGCTGCTAATTTACCTCCACCTAATACTCCAATAGCTTTAAATTTATTTAAAATAAAATTAAGAGATGAACCATCACCTTTACCTAATTTAGCTCCTAAATCTTTTTGAGTAAGACCATCCTCACCTGCTTCTTCAATTGCTTTTAATACATCAGCATAAAGACCCGCGCCATATAATTCTTTAGCTTCAGCAAATTTACCTGTGTCACCTATTTTGTAACCACCTGCTTTACGAGCTTCGTCAATATCTTCTTCAGCTACCACATTAACATCAATACCTTGAGTTGTATATTTTTTGATTTCTGGTGGGGCAGATGCTGGTGTTCCTTTTTTAACAACTACAGCTCCAGCTGCTTTATCAACATCTATTTCAGATAGTGTTTCTATAATTTCCTCACGGATATAACTATATAGGTCTTTACGTTTCATTGAATAGTTTTTGTTATAAATATTACAGACCTAGATAAGATTTTATTTGTTTTAACCTATCCTCAGTAGATCCTGATATTATTCCGAAATTCCCTATTTTATCTAAATTAGAAGAGCAGATGTATTTAATCATATCATCTATTTGATTTCTATAATCTACATTAGTAGTGCGAACATTATTATCTTCAATAGCAACACCAGCAGGACTAACATAAAATATCCAATCATATTCCTCAATAAACTTAGAAGCATATTCTTCAAACCCATCTTTATCAAAAATATCTATAGACTCAGCACAAAAAGTAAACGCCATTACATCTATAACTGTTCTATCAGTTATAACATTTTCATGAAGTAATTCTGAGCATCGTTCAGCTAAGAATATAGTTTGACCTTTTAATGTACTATCTGTGTTTAAAGGTATTCCTAAATCTCTTAAATACTTACTTCGCTCAGTAGCAAACTTATAGTCTTTAAATTCAGGTAATTCTTTTAAAGCGTTTACTAGTGTAGTTTTGCCTACACTTACTGTTCCACAAAATCCAATCTTCATATCAATGTCTCATTTTAGCTGCTCCTGTTTTATACCAAGGTAAACCAGTACCATCTTTTTTAACTTTTTTAAAGTCATCTTTAGTATAAAAAATACCAAATAAATAATACTCTTCTTTTCCATCAGGATGAATTAGAGCAGGACCTTCAGGATTATGTAATTTATTGTCACTAACATAACGGACGGTACCATCAGGTGACTTATACCTTTTAATTTTATTTAATTCCATAACTTTTATTTTTAATATAACTTAAAAAGTCATAAAAGCCAAGCTTTTTTATTGATTAAATTCTCCATAACTAATAGCTTGCCAATAAACACTATTTGCTAAAGCAGTATTACTATTAGAATTTATAATAAAACTACCCGATACTTTAGATTCAATAATCCATGATCTTGCTTCTTCACCAGTTACAGTCACACTATAACTAGCATTTGGGAATGGTGTGGCAAATGTAACTGTTGCTTTTTTAGGATTACCAGCAAAAGTTCCACCAGCTACAGCGTTATTTTTTGTAATCATCCCATTAACATAGGAGGCAGTATAAGCATAACTAGCTGTACCAAAAAGACTTCCTGTTATACCATTAGTTACATTAACACTACCACTAAATACAGCTGGGCCTATGTTTGTAAATGTTGAAGATCCTGATACTAGTAGTGAACCTGTTATAGATTGATTTCCAACTGTAATTTGATTTCCGGTTAATGTTAAAATTGATCCGTCAAATTGTAAATTGGATTCAGCATCTAATGTATCAGCATTACCTGTGGCTGTGAGTATAGAATTATTAGCATTATTATTAATAACAATACTATCTCCATCTAAATAAGAAGCGGTGTAAGCGTAACTAGCTGTACCGAATAATGAACCTGTGATAGAAGAGGCACTTACAAAAGATGCTGTTAAATTAATAACTGATACTCCATCATCTGTTGTTAATGAACCAGATAATGTATAACTTCCTGATAATGTTTTTGTGTTATTCCAAAGATTTGTTCCTCCATTATATATTAACAAATCACCATTTGCTGGGGTTGAGATGGATACGTCTGTTAATCCTGCTAATGTAGATGCTCCACCTCCACCAGCACCACCAGTACCGGACCCTCTAAATAACCCTGCTTGATAAAATTCATATGACGCGGGTACTGTAAAATTAGCATCATTTCTTAATATCATATAACCAACATAAATGGAGCTGGCGGCTGTATTAGGAGCTTCGGTAAATGGTTCAGTAGTTACTGCTGCTAATGCATCTGCTTCATTGGCGTATTCAGCATTTCCATAATAAACAAATAATGCCTTTGTTGCACTATTAGGAAAATAATATACTCTTTGTATAGTCCATTTATTAGAACCTACAGGTGTTAATGTACCCGCGTTTGAATATTGGGATGGATCTATTGTAGCATAACCAGCTCCTCCATTTGTATTGTAACCCCAATTTGATTGCCAATTAGATCCTGATTGGTAGTATCTAAATATTTTAGAAGTAGTTATACCTGTTGCTTCTACAATATAGCTTGGTTGGTTAGGATCAACTACATAATTTCTACCATCTACCCAAGATGTGCCACCACTTAATACTAAACTTCCTGTTGAAGATCCACTTGGTGTTAAAGCATATCCTGAAATTTTTAATGCTCCAAATGCTTTAATAAAATCAAAAGATCTTTGCTTCCATCCATATGCTACACCAGGGAAAGATTGAACACCATTTATTGTAGATCTGTTTTGATGAAGTACAATACCAAT